AGGAGGCGAATACTGGGTGGAGGCAGTATCCATAGGCCTGGATGAATCTCTATACTTGGATGAACATCTATATGGGAACTTGAAGCCAGGAACCATCTGTTCCATCCCGAATGGCGACAGCCCTGCTCCAATCGGCCCCCCCTGTGTGTCATCGACAGGCCACGGATTGAGCGTTGGGCGCTGAGGGTTATCCAGTATTTGCTGTAAATACTGCCCGTACGGAAGGGTTCTCGGTTGCTGCTGGAACTGCTGACCTAACAACAGTTGGTATAAAGGATTTCCTAAGTAAGGCATGTCACTTCTCCTTCTTCGGGGCTCCGTTGGTGGGTTTAGCCTTCGCCTGGGCAGCCATGGTCTTGCGCTGCTGCTCGCCCTGCTTCTCGGCTAGGTCAAGCTTCAGCATCCCCTCCTGTCTGGTCTGGAGCATATCCAGTAGGTGCTGCTCTCGATCCTGGGACATCTCCTGGTCATGCTCCTCTTGATCTTGGAACATTTCCATCTGATGGTCACGTTGCTTGAACTGCAAGTCGGCGGACAATTCCTGCTGCTTCAGCTTCATATCCTCCTGCTTCTCCATCATCTTGAGCTGCATCTCGGCTTGCTTCATCTGCAATTCAGCCTGCATCTTCTGCTGCTCGAGCTGTGCCTTCTGCTGCTCACCCTGGTCAGGCTCTGGTGGTGGCGGCGGCTGGAGCTGGAACAAGTCGGGCTCCATGTCGTTCGCCTTGGCCCACATCTCGCTTAGGCCATTGATCGGCCGCGGATCGCCCGTCATCTGGAAGTAGCCCTGTAGGAGCGGCGTCCACATTTGGACCGCACTGTTGGCGTTCTCCTGGTCGCGATTGCGGTTCGGCTTGCGAATGCTGCCCGCCTCGATGCGGTAGTTTAGCTCAGTGACTACATAGGACAAATCCTGTTGCTTGATGAGCCCATCCCAAATCTGCGCCCTCTGCTCGCCGAGAACCGGGGTCACATCCTCGCCCGTCAGGTGCCAATAAGCAGCTATCGCTTCCTTCCGCGCGAGCAAGGTCATGGCAGCCTCCACCTGCTCGGCCATATCGTCTGGTCGGATCCGAAGCTGATCGCCCTTGATTTGGGCTTCTGAGGCTGACCGGAGCTGACGGCTCGATTCGCCGTACATCAGCTCATTGAGACCGATCCGCCTCTCGAGAATAGACATCATCGACTCCATGACCGCCCAAATGTCCCTGTTCATCTCAGGATGCTGCAGAAACTGGACAACGTCTTGGATCCGCTGATTGGGAGTCTCGATCTCCAGAAGGGTCAAATCCTTCCCAGAAAGGATATTGGTTCTCAGCTCTTCGCCAGCCGATTTGAGAGCAGCCACGAAATCTCGGCTGGTGTTCTTGATCTTGTCCGCGATGAAGCTGAAGCCCCAATTCAAGAACCTGATTTCTCCCAGACCTGGCTTGACGTGCGACATCGGCCAGACCTTCCTTGGCCGGCGATGGAAGGCAATATCCACGAACGGCCAGGGATTAGTCGGGTCCGCCCAGAATGGGGTCGGCCACTGGCTGCGCAGGAAGATGTCCCGCTGCGTGCCGTTCTCAGCAATCTTCTCGGGAATGTTCAGCGGGTAGGCGTAGTCGTCAGAAATGGCCAGAAAAATGTACTGGCCAAAGTTGTCCAATCGCTTGGATACGGGGCCTGGATCTCGACGGTCATTGTAGTCCCGAAGATGGTGACCCATGCCGATACGCGAATAGACTTCCCAGTAGACGAAGAGGTCGCAAGTGTCTCCGCGGGCTCGGTAGTATTGGTAGTCGTCGTCTGCATGGCTGATCTGCCCCTGTCGCTTGAGTGACTCCAAGTTCCCCCGCAGAGTGCGGTCTTTCAGGCCAAATCGCCGCTCGACTTCGTAGGTCGGTAGAACACGCCGTCGCGCAATAAACTTGGCATGCAGTAGGTTCTCCATGTCGGGATCGACGACCAGATTGTCAACGCTGTCGTAGAACGAGCCCACCATGCGTGGAGCACCGCCTGGCGGGGTGTAGACTTCTGGCCATAGAAGCCCCATGCCCTTGATGACAGCCTCGTCGATTGCCTGGCGAGAGTTGCCGCGTAGGTCGAGTTCATTAGGCGTATAGTTGAGGTAATGCTGGACGAGGTCCGAGATCAGCTTGTTCTTCGTAGTTTGGGCTTGCTCGGTCTGCTGGAACTGCTGAAGCTCCTGCATGGATTGCGGGTCATTCTGGTCCGCCATCATCTGGAGCGGAAGATCTGGCAAGTCAGACGGGGTGACCTGTCGGTGCGGGTTGCGGTGATATAAGAATGGCCCAAAGAGCTGGACCATCTCCGCAACCTTGTTAAAGGTCATCCTAAAGGTAGGGTTGGGTAGCGCATGGTCGTCGCTACCCCATCCTCCGTGGCGGGTGACGTATTCACCAGCGTACATGAAGTCGTGAGGTCCATCGAAGAACCTCATCGCCTCTTCAGCGTCGTCCTGAAATTCCGTACGCTTGTAATCGTTGGCTTTCTTTATCGTAGCCAACCAAGACTTGACAATAGGTTGGATCCAATCCATTGCCTAACCTTTCGGGAAAGGCAACGGCGTGGCGGCAGGTCGGGGTGGACCTAATAAATCAAACTATGTCCCGACAGATTCTAGCTCAGGCTCCTTCTTTGGGCGACCTGGGCCTCGCTTGACAGGTGGGCCAGCTTTTGGAAGGGACGATTTCGCGCCGTCCATGTATTCCATGAGCTTTCTGTCCCAAGCAGTGTAGTCCCAAGCACCAGAATCATTGTACTGGTTTTTGATCCTAGGATCATCGACATGCATGACGCCGTCGAAAATCTCGATGCGGCTAGCAAATCCACGGACGACCGCCAGAGTCAGATTGGCACCCGCATCCACAAGTACGATGCCAGGACATGGCTCGCTCCCTTTGTCGCCATCAATATGGAATAGAACAGTCCGACCGATTTCGACGGAAGGTGCTTTAAAATCAGGCATTCTCTTTCTCCATTTTGATCTTGTTGTACACCCATTCATGCCAGTCATCAGACATGGCCTGATCGAACTCCCGACGGAGTTCTTCTTGATTTTCCCCCGATTCGACCTGCGTTCCTGCGACTATCAGGTTTATAGCATGCCTAAGGACAGCCTCCCAAACGATCTGCATCGGACGAGGCAAATTCTTGTACGTCCCAGGGCCGGCAATGGCGTCCAAAAAGGCCTCCGTTTCCCTTTTAGCTGAGACATTCTGCAGCTGCCGCTCGCATTTCATGAACAAGATTTCGACAGATGCCGTCCACCTGGCACGCAGGCTCGCAGGCAACTCTTTCCACAGCGGGCTGACGTTCTTGCAGATAATCTGGAAATACTTCTCGCGCAGAGATTCGGCAATCTGGGTGGCATTCATCCCAAACGCGTTCGTGACTTCATCATCCGTATGCATGATTCTTTCCAGTTCCGAGAGAAAGGCCTGGCTCTCCATGCATTTCTTTGTGCTTCCGCTGCTTCTCTTTGAGCCGATTGATAACACCTCGACTAATCTTCTGCACGATAGTTGGCTTCGCCCACTGCGGCTCAAACATTGCTAAATACCTAGCACAATCGCATAGGTGGTCGTTGCGTTTCTCTGGCTCCTCTTTGAGCGTTGTCATCCCGCTCCGCTCCCGCTTCCAGTGATAGCGTCCCATCTCGTTCCAAAACTGCGGGCAATTGTTATGAAAGTATCGCATTTTCGGCTTGCCGTTCAAGCCAACCAGCAGCCAGGAGCGGACTTTCTCAATGCCAGCTTTTACGTCAGTGGCCCCCCAATGGAATCCATAGCCCGTTGTGCGGCTCTTTATGTCCAGCTTTTTCAGCTCTTCGGAGTATTGTTCCTCAATTGAATAGCCGCGCCCAGCATCGCGCACACGAGCCCCCTGGTGGTCGATCAAGAAGGCATGGAATTCATGGTTCGTTGTCTTATGGCGAACCTGCTCCGCAAACTCGCGAGCTGTCGCCTGACGAATGTATAGCTCATCGTAGATAATTACGCAGTCTGGGCTTTCGTAAGTAGGCGGTGGGACTGCGGCAAACAGTGCGGCACAAACTTGGCGGCCAGGATCGACCACCATGAACCGCGTCCAATCGTTCGGGATCTCAAACCACTCTTCAGAATGCGTAGTACGATCAAACTCTGGATAGACCTTAAAGCTGGTAAAGGCGAACTCGCCTTCGATGCGGATCATCCTCTCCTCTTCACTTAGCTTGGAAAAGAAGAGGTCTTTTTGCTGCTTGGTGAAGTGCTTATTGTCTTTGATATGGGCAAAGACTTCAACAATTTGCGGATCTTTGAAGTCTCTTTCCCGCTCAGCCCGCTCGCACATCTCGAAGAGCTGCGGACCACCCTTCTGGGCAGTAGCCGACCAGAAGAACTTGCCGTTGCGGTCGACCGTGCCACGGGCCGCCACCTCGGGATACCAGAGCGGATGGACGATTTCCTCGTCAAACCATACCAAATCGACATCCGATCCCTGAGGCGGGATGCCCTGGGATGAGAAAAATCGTATCTCCCAGCCATTTTTCATGCGGACTACGTTTGGAACCTGCTCCTTCTTGTTTTCCCACGATATCTGAGCCACCATCCGCGGCGGGATCAGCGGGGGGGCCAGCTTCGCTTTCTTCTCGTTCTTCCTGTCTGCTTTGTTCCATGGCTCAAAAGTCCTCCATAAATGACCATCCTTGATGATCTTGAAAGCACCCGCCCGAAACAGCTTCCGGTAAAGAACCTCGGAAATATGCTGGCCAGATG